TTATGATTAATCCAGCAGAAGTAACAAACTACAATAGAACACAATACGAATTAGAAGAATTTATTTTATTTTGTATTAATGTCGCAGGTAAAAAATCTGCAATAGAAGCTCCTAAATTAGAAGTATTCATAGAGAGAGCAAAAAACATTACAGAAGAAAGTACTCCATTTAATTGTATTAAAAAATTAATTAAGTTGGGTAGATTGAATGAGATTATGCATTGGGCTAAGCTTAGTCCTTACGCCCAGAGATACAACTCCTATGTCGCTGTAGCTAAGATCAAAGACCTTCAGACCGTTACGCTTAATCGTTTACTTCAGATTCCGGGTATTGGTCTTAAAACCGCAAGGTTTTTCTTGTCGCATTCCAGAGAAGATTTCGACGAACCTATGTTGGACACACATATTCTACGGTTTCTTCGCGACCAAGGATACAGTGACGCCCCGAAAAGCACGCCAACTAATGAGAACACTTACTATTATTTCGCGAACATCTTCAAAAACATTGCCCGACAGTTAGGGAAATCAGTTACTGATCTTGATCTTGAAATCTGGAAACAGTATTCTGGCACAGCTGCTTAATGGAGCTAACAATACTACTAACCATTTCGTTTGTAATAGGCATGTTTAGAGGATATTTCGATGGGCGCGATGATTGATCCAAATATCAAAGACAAATACCCAAATACTAAATAATGAAAATTGCAATAGTAAATAAGACAAATAATAAACTAAATAATAAAAAATTTGTGAAATTAGAATAAAAAGAATAAGTAATTAAAAAAATTATTTTGTGCAGTCAGGCCCCCCCTTGAGAGGATAAGTCACAAACTTAGTTGAATATTAGCCTTGACTTTGTGCAAAAAAATGTCATACTAAAGCTATGATTAAGACAAAGCCTCACGACAAAAAGTATGAGATTAATTTTAATCAACCTGTCTACGCTTACAAAAACCTTCACAAAGATTGTTGGAGTATTCGTCAAGATGGATTGGTTAAAGCTCACACCAAAGAACTTTCCATGCATAGTTGCGTGTTTAAAGTCAGTAAGCATGGAAGAGCAAGAGTGTTAAAAGAAAAACGCAAAAATGTTCATGCAGGTATTGAAGGTTACATTGAACCTTGGTTTGTTGGTAAATGGATTGACTCGCATCCAACAGCAAGACCCGTTACTTACAATCCATACAAGTATGAGAATTTTGTTGACAAAGACACCGAGCAAATGGTAGACTATGCTATTGCCGTAAGATTAGAACCCAAACAAGTATTAGCAGTATTATGACGCAAGCAAAAATTAGAGAAGAAATTCTAAGCATAGTTCGAGGAGAACTTGCATGGGCAGATCCAATGTCTAAAGTATGCTTAGATCAGCATGAATTGCATCCAAAAAAGTTTCCGATTGGCTCAACTTTTCAATCAGCCGAAGAAGTCTTAGACGACATAATTCATGGCTTGACATCTTTACGAGATGAGATTAGAATAGAATCTTCATTTCAATCCGCACAACTCTAACAAAAGGAAAATCATGGGATTAGACCAAGAAGCATACTCACGAGGCAAAGAAGATCAAAGTTCTTTCTCTCATTATTGGCGAAAGCATAATCGTCTCCAAGGATGGATGGAAAACCTTTGGGAAGAAAAAGGTAGACCAAATTCTCGCACAGAAAATGATCCAATGGGAGACTTTAATTGTGTTGAGCTAGAATTAACAAGAGAAGACATTGATTTGCTAGAGGAAGCAGTAAATGATTTTGCATTACCTGAAACACAAGGATTTTTCTTTGGAGATGATTCTTACTTCTACAAAGATGACAATGGAGAATCTCTTCCTGAGAACGATTACTACCACAAAGAGCAAGATTTGCAATTCATCGAAGATGCAAAAAAAGCTCTTGACAAAGGTGAGAAAGTTTACTATTCTAGTTGGTATTGATTATGGAAGAACTACAAAACACAATTAACGATCTGCAAGCTAGACTAGCAATAGTTGGCGGAGGCAGGATCATTATTACTAGCGACCATGTTTCGATTCGTCTCGGAAGAGAACATGAATACTTTGAGGTTCAAGAACAAAGTTCTTTTGACTCGCCAAACGAAGTCGATGTGGAAATGCACAAACAAATGTACAATTACTAAAATGGAAAACGAAAATTACATTAATGCGGTTTGCGAAGGCGAGCCATTAGAAACGCCATCCTACAATCAGGATTCAGAAACTTGGAGTTTATGGTTTGAGGAATCAGAAACCCCTTACCATCCATATTTTCAAAAGGATTTAATCGAGGTTCATTTTGAATCTCAAGCGGAAGCAGAGAGTGCTTACAACCATTATTCACAAATTAACCAAGGTTAATCATGTCGAATTCAGCTCAATCATTGCAGAAGAAAGTTCGTGAAATAGGTTTTAATTTAGCTATGATCGAAAAGCGTGGGCTTCGGGGCAAGGATCATCTTGCTCGCAGGCTTGCACACAATCTCTTGCTTAATCAGCTTTACGAGTTAGAGAAAAAGGTTTAGTAGGTTTGGGTTCGGTGGGTTAATCCTGCCGAACCCTTCTACTTTATTGCACAATTTTACTCAGGCCCCCCCGCAAAAGAATAAGTCAATTATTTAGTAGAATGTTTTTTGCATTTGGGGGTTGACAATACCGGATTTTCTGTCATACTAGTAAACATAAAGGCGATAATCACAAACAAAAAAAATTAGTCGAAACAAAAAAAACTTAATTGAAGAAAAAAAAGCTTGACAGATTAGACCAAATTTAGTACAATTAACTCATCAAAGACAATAACTCACAAAGCTAAAAATTATGACAAATCGAATTAACCTCAAAGTATGTGCAACCAAAGAATCCTCTTTCAAAGATGTTCAGGCAGTTCAAACTCCTGAAGCAACTGATTCATGGAGACCAATTAGCCACTCATTCTTAGTTGACCGAGTGCAAAACCAAATGGAACAAAATGGTTGGGAAATCGTTGACACTTACCATTCTCTTCATCGTTTCGGTCAACGCTACTTCGGACTTTTTCATGTTAAGAATACAGGAGTTGACAACGATGAGCGTGGCACAATCGTTGGGCTTCGCAACTCTCACGACAAATGCTTTCCCGCAGGACTTTGCATGGGTAACGCTCCATTTGTTTGTTCAAACTTGATTTTTACCAATGAAGTTGTTCTTGCTCGTAGGCATACTAAGAACATCTTGAACGATCTTTCACAAGTAATCGCTCGCACTCTTGGCAAGATGACTGAGACATGGGCAAGTGATGAGCAACGCATTCAAGCTTACAAGGAGCATGAACTTGGCAACGAGCAAGCACATGATCTTGTCATCCGTGCATACCAAAACGGAGCAATTCCAAAAGCAAAGATTGCTGATGTTGTTGAGCAATGGCACAAGCCTGAACATGATGACTTTTCACCTCGCACCATGCACTCATTGTACAATGGATTCACTCACATTCTAAAGGGTGGAATTACCGCCTTGCCAAATCGTTCACTTGCATTGCATGGTGTTCTTGACTCGGAAGTCGGTTTGACTTCTCAAGTTGCAGTTTCTTAATCATAACCTAACCTAATCTAAAAATCATTAAAACTAATAATACTATGAAAAAACAGCCAAAACTACAAAATGTCGTTGATTCTCTCAAAGGTCGTTTCACTTCTCTTCTTGTCAAGAGAGGCGAGCAAAGAAGGGTGTATTCCGCCAAAATCACAGGAGTGACTTCTCGTCATGTGATGTTCAAGGATACCAACGGAGGCAATCGTCGAGTCAATCGTCGTCATGTGCTTCGAGCCACTTGTGCTGACAAAACTTTTAAGAGGTCGGTGAGTTAGTGATTCGCTCGTAAAGAGCAAAGATTAAGCCTCCCGAAAGGGAGGCTTTTTCTTTTATAAAGTTAACCTATTCAATCCGGGCCCCCCGGCAGTAGAATCGTGCAAAAACTTAGTTGAATTTTGGACTTGACTTTAGGCAAGAATTTGTCATAATGAAACCATGATTAAGACAACAATTCTCACTCAAGGAAATGCAAAGATAGTCAAAGGCGAGGAGCTTGGCTATGTTACTAAAGGCATCCATTTTGCTCCTGCTAGTCTCTCAGGTAATGAGGTTTGCCAATGGCGAAGCAAAGGTTGCACTGCTTCTTGTCTCAACACTGCTGGTCGTGGGCAAATGAACTCAATTCAGGCATCAAGAGTAGCAAAGACAAAACTATTTTTTGACAAGAAAAAAGAATTCATGTACAAGTTGTGCAAAGAAATTGCTTCTTCAATCAAGACTTCAACCAAGAAAGGAATGAAATCAGTTTTCCGTCTCAATCTAACTAGCGACATTGCTTGGGAGGATGTTTACATGAAAGACCCAGATTACAACATCTTTGAATACTTCTGTGGAGAACAATTCTACGATTACACAAAGTCATTCAAGAGAATGTGTGCTTTTCTTGGTAAACCTTTTACTAAAGATGAACAAAAATTTCCATCTAATTACCATCTAACTTTTTCTCGCTCAGAAAACAATGACAAGAAATGTGAAATGGTTCTTGCTATGGGTGGTAATGTTGCCGTTGTGTTTCGCAACCAACTTCCGCAAACTTGGAAAGGTTACAAAGTTGTCAATGGTGACGAAAACGATTTGCGTTTTCTCGACAAGCAAGGTGTTGTTGTTGGCTTAATCGAGAAAGGTTTAGCAAAGAAAGATGAAACAGGATTTGTACAGGAAGGAGTAAACTCATGAGTGATACTTATTACGATTCAGCCGAAGAAATTAAACTCTCACAAAGCGAAGCATTTAATGTGCTTGCTCAACATGGTTGCCAAGAGCTTGATGAATTTTTTCAAGACATGGGCGACAAAGAAGAGTATGATGCACAAAAAGTGTTGGAATGGTTAGGCTACTAAAAAGTTAACCAATCCTGCCGCGGGGGGCCCGCGATAGAATCGTGCAAAAACTTAGTTGAATTTTGGACTTGACTTTTGCTATTGACCTGTCATAATTGAACCATGATTAAGATTAGAAAAACCATTCTCTTCACTAAGTCGAGACCTCACAAGGTCAAAGCAAAAGTGATTCATCGGAAGCTAAAACATAAGGAGGTATTAAAAAATGTTCATTAAAGAAAATTCTGAAGAAATTCCTAACTCAAAAGAGGCTATGAGTCTTTGCATGGCATACCTCTGGGAAAATGTCATTGAACCAAGTAGCAAGGAAGGCGTCATTAGTCTAAAAAATTATGACATGATTAAAGAGATTGGTCATGCTTTAACCATCATTGGAGAAAAAGCTCACGCTTACGAGAAAATGATTGACAACAACGAGCAATTCCCTTACAATCCTAATTAATGAAACACTTGCTAACAAAATCAAATGACGGATGTTTCATCATTGTAAGCTCAGAAGAAAAGACAGACAAGAATGATTTGTTCATCTCTGAAGACACATTCAAAAAGAACATTAACACTAAAACATTCGTAAAACACTCAACGCTAACCCATAATTCACAACCAATCTACATTTACCATGAAGACCTTTGATGACTTAAAATTCGCACCTCACCCTCACGCAAAAGATTTGGGAGTGATGGCAAGTTTAACCCTTGACAATGGCTATGCTTTCAGCGTTGTTGCTAATACTGATGGTGGCGATGTGTATTACGGCAATCACCCAAACACTTTTGAGGTTGCAGTCTTCAATCAACGAGGTGACTTTGTTCCACTCTCTGTTTCGGACGATGTGCTTGGTTGGCAAGCTCCACACCAAGTGACTTCGCTGATGCATCAATTTGAGATTGACGGAATTAAGCACGAAAAATTACTTCACGATCTTCGGAATGACTTCAACGAAAAAGTAGTAAAAAAACACAAAGAAAGGGTAGGATTATGAATAGTTACCAAATACTAAAGAACGGCGAGCCAATGGGCATTCAAGGAACTTTTGATTACATTGTCAATGCAATACGCAACCTTGAATCAAATCTTGATCGAGCAACTGAACATTCACCTTTTACTGTTGCACTCGTAAATACTCAAGCTAAAATAACAAAAAATTTAGTGGAAATACCAAATACTAAATAATAAATAACAAATACTAAATAAAAGAATAGGTCAATCAAGATATAAAAATTATATTATAAAAGTATTTAATTAACCGATTCTACCAGGGCCCCCCTGCAGTGGGATAAGATAACTTTTTAAGAGGTTACTCCCATTGGGAGTGAAATCCCCAATCAATGTCGGGCTGGTCTTCAAATTGTATGAGTGAGATCTGGTCTTCCAGCTCGCCAATTTCATTGCGTATTGCAATTCTTTGAGAGTCGGTCAAGATGCACTCTTTAAGAACTTTGTGAAGTTCGAGGATTTCTTTTTGCATTTCGTTTTTGGTCATAAAAGTAATTTAGCAAAGTAAAAAAGTAATTGCAAGCTTTTTATTCATCCATTAACCACTCGTCAAGTGCGTAAATGTCAAGCTCTTCATCTTTAAAGCTCGCTCCGTCAGGAGTAGCAAACATTCCTGCATTTTCAAGGCAACTTGCAAGATCCTTAAAGCTCACAAATCTACGAGAGAGCTTGTAAAGGAATTCGTCATTATCTAACCAAAGAGCGACATTCCAAGTTGCCCAATTTTTCCATCCGTTGTATGTTGTATCTGTCATGATAGTAATGTAGTCAAATTTTTCGCAAAAGTCAAGAAAAACTTTCAACTATTTTATTGCACAATTCGCTCGCAGGGGGGCCCGAGCCGGATAGTGCAACTTTTTAACGCTAAAGGTCAGGTCACTAAAAGTGACCTATTGACCTAAAGCATGAACCAAAGAAAGAATAATGGAGAGAGGATTATGCAACCTAGTTCTAGTAAAAGTAATTCCATTTTAGAAAACTGAATCGGTTATTCCACGAAAAATGCCAATGACGAACGCTATTGAGAGAAGTAGTGCTAATTCCATAATCTAATTGTAGCAAAAAAAGGCTTGTTAGTCAAGCCTATTCTCCGAAGATTTCACGCATTGACGAACTCACGGATTTCATGTCGTGAAGATTTTCGTCATTGTCAAAGTCATCATCTTCTTCGGCTTTGTCATCAAAAGAAGCAAGCTCTTGAACTTCATCTTGAACATCTTCTTTTTTTGCGTTAAGTAAGCCATATTCGAGAACGAGATCTTCAGCAAGCTTTTCGACCTTTAATTCTTCAATGAAGTTTTGAAGTACAGGACTTACTTCGGCATTATTATTTTCCGCAATTCTACGGATGTTTTCTAGTCTTTGTGATTCTGTCATAGTAATTAGATTAAACGAATTTTTCAGGTTTTGCAAGCAAAAACTTCATGAAAGTTTTTTGTGCTTTTTGATTGTCTTGAATCTCGTCAAGCTCAATTTGGGCATTGATGACCATTTGCATGGATTCAATGTTGCCAAGATCGGCAAGAGGTGTTTGGATTCGAATGATTTCTTTGAGTTCTTTTATTTTGTCCATGGTAGTAATCTAGTTGATTTTTTAATTTATTGCAAGCTAAAAACGATTTATTTTTGAATTTCTTTAAACATTTTTTGAAGAGCTTCAACCTTTTCAATGAGTCCTTGCGTTGTCATTTCTTCAGTCAAAGTCCTTGCGGATTCTTTTTTTTCTGTGTTCATGTAATGCAAAAACTCAATAGAACCTTTGATTTGAGCAAGCTTAATTCCGAAGTCGAGTTCTTGGAGGAGTGTTTCTTTTGTCTTAATCATAAGTAAAAACTACCACAGAAACCGGCAAAACACAAGCCTAAAATTCAACTATTTTATTGCACAATCCGCTCGCGGGGGGGCCCGAGTTGGATCGGGCAACTTTTTAAAACATTGGTGTTAGTTTTTTGAGGTTAAGACTGAGAGAGGTTTGTCTTGCCTCATTCTCCCATTTTTGTTTACTATTGCTCCACCTAACATCTCTAGAAAGATTAGTTACTGAAAAAGCTCCATTATGCACTCTGTTTACATTACTGCACATTTCTCTTGTTTTATTGATTGGGTTTGACTTGTCTTTGATGTATTCATCAACTTGAAGCCAAACTTTTTGCATCTTAAGAATTTCAACATTTGTTTTGATTTTGTAGAATTTTACATCAACTAGATTTTCGGGTGATCCATTATAAAAACCAATTACAAGAATTAATCCTTTTTTGAAAGAATCAACTTTTCTTTTAATGTCTCCGAGTAAGATGTTTTGCCTTTTTATATCATAGTATTTTACTTCCCAATCTCCAACCAATTGACTAGGAACAACGCCTTGACTTACTACCTCAACAGGAAAGTCAACTTTCGCGTTGTGCTGTTCGTGGGCAGGAAGGCAGAAGTAATCAGAAAGAAACCTTTCAAAGGCTTTGCCGTGCTTACCTTTTTGCTTGTTGTGAACGCTGACATTGCGGACATATTGTTTAATTTTAGCGAGGGAGTTTGATGTGATTTTCATAATTTTATTTTTTAAGCAATTAGATTTGAGTTTATATAAATTTTTTTTTCTGTCAAGCATTTCTTTCTACTGACTTCCAACCATAAGCTAAAACTTTGTCATTATAGCGAGCTTGTGAAAGCATAGCCTTAAGGTCAGAAATTTTTGCATTGATCCAATCAATTTCGCTTTGATCCATTTTACCTTGCCACATTGCAAGTTGGTTTTTTTCTATTGCGATTTCGTTTTTTATTTGTTCTGTTGTCTTAATCATATTTACAATCTATTATATATTTTAGCAAAAGTCAAACTTTATTTTACTTTTTTTTGAGTTTTTTTAAGTTTGAAGGCGAGGAGAATTTTTTCTCTTTCTGTGAGTGGTTGTCTATCTTTTTGATTCATACCTAAACATCGCACAGAAACCCCGAAAAGTCAAGAAAAACTTTCAACTATTTTATTGCACAATTCGCTCGCGGGGGGGCCCGAGTTGGATCGGGCAACTTTTTAGTTGGTTAAAACACAAGAAGATCTGGCTCAGCAGTATTAGAAGCGAACCAGTCGGATGGGTTAATTTCTTGACCATTTAGTACAGGCTCGAATTTGTACTGATAGACGCCCGCGTTAGCTATGCCGTTGACGCGTTCGCGTGTGGTGGGTGTATTCCATCCCGCAAGCGACCATCTGACAAGCCCGTCAGGATCGCGTTTGACAATTGCGTTACCATGCAGCCAAACGGTTTTGCCGTCTGTCTCGGTGTTGCCGACTTTTAAAGATGTGCCTTGCTCGAAGGCTGCTTTGATTTGTGCTGTTACTTTTCGCATAATTATTTTGTTTCGTTTTTTCTTTGTTTGTGAAGGATTGCTTGCAATTGTTTTCTTGCTTCCTGTATTGCATGCAACGCATCCAACACAGCTTCGCCTTGTGTGAATGTTTTCATTTCTGCATTAGCAAGGAAGTTCAGATTTCCTTCGGCTTTCGAAAGAGCGAGTCCGAGTTCTAGTTCGATGAATCTTTTTTGTTCTGTCATAGTATTACTTTAAGAAATTTTTTGTGCAATTGCAAGCTAAAAGTGAATTATTTTAAGCTATCCATTCGACAAGTTCAAACTTTCTAGGCAGTCCAAACTTGGCAAGATCTTTGTTCAAGTCTTCAATCGTTGCGTGATGTTCGCATTTCATCATTACATTTGAGCTGATCAGCTCGCCTGTCTTGCGGTCAATTATATTTACTTTGGCAATGAAGCCGTTTACTTTATTATTTGTCTTAATCATATACCTACAAGGTAGCACATCAGGTCAGAAATTGCAAGCAAAAAGTGAAAAAAGATTCTCTTATTTTATTGCACAATTCAACCGCCGGGGGGCCCGAGTTGGATCGGGCAACTTTTTAGTCAGTTAGTAGATCGCTAAACATAAAGTAGAATACGAGAGACATATTGGCGAAAAAGATAATTTCTAAGATCATAATTTTTTAGTTGTTTAGGTTACTTATTACTTGAGAGAATAGGTGAGCGAGTGCGTTGGCTTAATTCTTGAGCTATTTCTAAAGCCTTCGCATAGCTTTTCGCGTTGTCAACGAGCTTGCCGTTGTAAAAAACATTGAACCAATTTTGGAAGTTTGGGTTTCTGAATACATTAATCATAATTATTTATTCTAAAGGTTTACTAGCAAAGGTCAAGCCTTATTGCCAAATTGTTTCCACATCGTCGTGGATTTGAGAGAAAGAAATGTCTTGCTCTTCCGCAAGTATTCTGTCAAGGTATGGAGCTCGACCTGTTTTGCGGTCGATGTTCGCAGAACGAACTCGTGGATATTCTTGGGATGGGTTATCCCAAACTTTAACGCTGTAGTGGGTTGACCACTTTTTAATTCTTATTTTCTTAATCATATGTAATTACATTAATCTTTTTTTTTAAAAATTGCAAGTAAAAAGCGAAAAAAGATTCAACTATTTTATTGCACTATACCCCCACCCCCGGTATGACCCTACCCATTAAATGAATTCATTTCCTGTATTAGTTTTGTGAGAAGTGCGGGGGGTGCCTTTTTTCAATATGAAATTCATCTTATAAATTACAATATATATGTTCAACTAAAAAAAAATACGGGGCCTATATAAAAATAATCAATTTATATATAAAACAATAAGGCTTGCCTCATAAAAAAATAAAAAACGTGTACTATTATGTTAGTATAATATATAAAATGCCTCGACGCAAGAAAAAACCGGAAATCGTGAATGAGGATGATATCGAAAGAATTCGTACCTCATTAACCAAAACAAATATAAAACTTAAACAAATAAGTTTAACGGACAAACAAAAACAATTATTAAAAATTATCTTTGACAAAGATAGTAAAATAATATTTATTAGTGGTCCCGCTGGAACAAGTAAAACATATGTTGCAATATATGGAGCCTTGCAATTATACAACATGAATAATGAGCGCGGAATTACTTATGTTCGAACAATTGCAGAGAGTGGTGAAAAAAGTCTTGGAGCGTTGCCTGGCGAAATGGCGGAAAAAATCAATCCATACATGATGCCAATGAATGAAAAACTAGATGAATTATTAATTCCTGGTCAAGCAAGTATAGTAAAAGATAAAGAAATAGTTAAAGGTATGCCTATCAACTACTTACGCGGAGCAAGTTGGCGCGACGAGATTGTAATCGCGGATGAATCTCAAAATTTCACATTTAAAGAATTAACAACATTAATGACACGTCTTGGTCGCGGCAGTAAATTAATTATTTGCGGTGACCCTATGCAAAGTGATATTAATGGGAAAAGTGGATTTGCAGATATGTACTCTGTGTTTAATGATGAAGATAGTCGCGAGAAAGGAATACATACTTTTCATTTCGGAGCAGAAGATATTCAAAGAAGTGAAATACTTAAGTATGTAATAACTAAAATTCAAAATCATAAAAAATAGTGTATGAAGTACTATGTCTATTCAGTTATTAGCATCTTCTCCAGGCCAAGTAGGAGTTGATAGTATTCGCACTGCAGTTAATACTGTATTAACTACAATCGGCGCAAGCACTACTCCATTAACAGCTAGCCCTGGTCAAACTTCAGTTGACACAATTAGAACAAAGGTTAATCAATTATTGCAAGATGCAGGTTCAACTATTACTTTATTATCTGTAAGCCCGAATCAAATTACAGTTGATCAATTAAGAACTAAAGTTAACGAAATCATTCAAGCCGCAAATGATGGAACGATAGGTGGAGGCGGAGCGCTTAAATTTGCTCTACTTGAAAATAGCGACAAGATATTGATTGAGGTCGGCGGAGGACTACTTCTTGAGGGTAGTCAAAGTCTTGACAGATTAACCTCAGAATCTGAAGTTGACATTATCACAGAAGGAACTGAAGATTTTATTGTTGTCGAAGGAGACGCTAGCCTTAATGCACTTTCTCTTGAGAATGGAGATGAATTATTGCTTGAAGATTTAGTGACTACATTAGATTTAGAATAATATAAAAAATTAGTGTATAATAAATTATGGCCGATTCAAAGATATCAGATTTACCAACAATATCAAATCTAAGCTCAAACTCAGAGGTTATTATTGCATTTGGGGGATCAAATTACAAAGTAAAAATTTCAGATTTACTAAACACAACTTCTGCAATATATACTTCAACAGTAGGATTTATTGGAGATTCTTCGAGTGGAGCTATTGAAGGAGGTCAAATATATTTTGGTTTACCTGGTATTAACCAAAGTGAATTATCTTCAAGTCCAGAAGGCAACGGTTGGAATATCGATTGTTTTAGAGATATAGATGGTGGATATGGATTTGGTGCTGGCGATAATACTTATTTGCGATTTTTCTCGCCTATGCAAAGATGGAGTTCCACGGCAGGCGGACTCTTAGACCCTATACTAATGACTCCAAGAGGAGGTCTATACGCTAATGGTTTTGTTAATCGACTGTATCATAATATAACTTATTCAAGGCGTAGCGTGATAGGTGGAGGTTCTGGCGCATCAAAGGGAGATGTTATCATGCAAGCAAATTTAGGACTCACTAATCTTGATGAAGGCGATGCGATTAATGTAACTTACGGTACAGGAAATCCTACATTTATATCGTACACCGGAGGAGCATCTGCGGGCATGCGTATATCAACGGTGTATAAACCTGACGGTTCCGAGACTAGCACCGCTATAAGAAACACAGATATATTTAATGAAGGAAGTTATGGAACTCTTCACATTACAAAACCAGGAAAAACTTCAAATTCAACAATTCTTACTCTCACTGTAGATGGAGTATTGAATACTATTGGCGGAGGAGCTTCTGACGAAAGAGTCAAAAAAGACATAGAATCCTTAAGTGAAGCTGAAAAAAATGTAGCTTTAAAAATAAAAGCTAACATGAAAAAATTCAGAAGAACTGATCAAATAGAAGAAGGAGAAAAACTTAAGATTGGTGCTATCGCACAAGAAGTTGAGCAATTTTTTAACGAAGAGGGTCTAGACTATAAAGATTATTCAATTATTCACACGGAAAAAAGGTATGCTTTATTTGAAGGAGACAAAATAATCAAACACGAGTTACCTTCCGACATTGAAAATACAGAAGTAGAAGAACAAAAATCTAAAACTCAAGTTATATTAAAAGACGGCACTGAATATATCGGCGACGTTACTTCTTGGTTTTCAGAAGAAGAATGTGCAGAGTGTGTAAGTCATGGTATGACAAGAGATGAGTACCTTAATACTAAAATTTGCATACATATTGATGAGGATAAATATGAAGTTATTGCGCGCGAAGATATTGCTTCACAAAAAATTCTTCCACCAAAAGGTTGGGTTGAAGTAGACTTTTTTAGAATAGATTACGATCAACTTTTGGCATTTATAATTTCAGCTTTATAATATATCATGGCTATTAAAATATCAGAATTAAACTCGAACACAGCACCTAATCAAGATTCCGAGATTGCTATTGCATATGGAGGATCAAGTCGTAAAGTAAAAATACAAGATCTATTTAAAGGGTGGGATCCTGCGGATTCAGGTGATGGGGCGATTAATTTTGGTAATGCTTCAACTTCTGTTTTTGGCATGTCAATTCATGGAGGAAATCTTTCTGGAAATATTGCTAGGTTTTCTGTAGGAAATAGCGGTGCGAGCCAAGCGAATTCTAAGGCTATAACCGGAGAATCCGGATCCGCGGGTGGCCCGTGTTCTGTTTTTATACATAATAATTATAATGACGGAGGTAGCGCAATTATTCAATTACTAGCTAGGTCAGGTGGAGGATTAAGTACAGCTTGTAATATTGATATGAGTTATAATATCAAGGCGTTTCAAATTGCATTTAACCAAGGTCAGCAAAATGGAATTAGGGTTGTAGACGGAGCTACTCAAGGAACAACGAGTAATCCAATAGTAGATGGTTCTGCTGTAACAGGCATACATGACAATAAGACATCTATGGGTAATGCTGGTTTTCGTTGGACTCAATTACACGCTGCAACCAGTACTATTGCTACTTCTGATATTAATCTTAAAGATGATATTGAAGATTTATCGCAAAGCGAAAGAAATGCAGCTTCCAAAATTAAAAATTCAATCAAAAAATATCGATGGAAAGACGCAAAAGAGCAAAAAGGAGAAAATGCTAGAATACATGTAGGCGTAATTGCTCAAGAAGTGCAAAAAATCTTTGAGGATGAGGGTTTAGATGCTCATCGATATGCAATATTCTGTGAAGATACTTTTTGGAAAGGTGAAGAAGAGATGGGTTCAGAAGGAGAAACGCGAATGATGCCAGTTACATCTCAAACGGAAAAAGAGGGTTACGAAAAAGTTACTAGGTTAGGAGTGAGGTACGAACAACTTTTGGCGTTTATAATTTCAGCTTTATAATATCATGGGAACATCAATATCACAATTAACAGAGGACGTAAGACCTGATTCAGATCAATATAAAATCCCTGTCGCATACAATGGAAATAATTATAGAGTAGATCTTAGATATCTATTTAATTTTGCCGATTCAACTGTCGGAACTCTATATATGAGAAATTCAATATTTAGATTCGGAGCAGGCGTTGATAGTTCTACTGCAGAGAGTACTGCCCTGGCAAATGGAGCGCCAATATTGTATGTTGATGAGGGTCTCAATTTAAATTTTAGGAAAATAAATAGCCAAGGTTACGCTAGAATATATGTACAAAATTCCTCCACAGATGCAAAGGGCGCATCTATAGGTCTTGCTGCAGCAAGAAACCCTCTAAATGGATATGTAGGATATAGATACTCTAACCGTACGAGTAATCCTGTTGATGGGGAGAATTACCTTGAACTAATAAATTCAAACGTTAAATCTTCTCAAGTAACAATGCAGTGGCAATGTGATTCTAATCGTTTTATAATGAATGCGCTTTATTACCCCGAAAATCCAAATAGTAGTGCTGGTAGTAATGGAGTGCAAGTATCAACTTCAAATGGTCAAGATTTTGGAGGATTAGTAGGGGTATATTTATATCCAAAGATTACATCTTCTACTAATTCTTCAAGCGTTATTCAAGAAAGAGCTCTCATTCCTGCGTATACACATCAGGATGGTATCACAATGAATCTAGGTGATTCAAGTAGAATATGGAAAAATGTATATGCAACCAACGGAACAATTCAAACTTCTGATAAAAATTTAAAACAAGACATATCTTCCTTGGAAGACGCAGAAAGAAAGGTCGCATTTAAACTAAAAGATATGGTTAAAAAATTCCGCTGGATTGAATCTGTAAAAGATAAAGGAGAAGATGCAAGAATTCATGTAGGATTTATCGCTCAAGAAGTAGAAAAAGCTTTTAGCGAAGAGGGTTTAGACGCAAGAAGATACAGTCTGTTTTGCGTAGATAAAATTTACGATGTTTTTAGAGATGGAGTTTCATTGAATCAAAGCCAAGCTCAAAACGAATGGTTTGAAACAGAAGATGAAAGTGAGACTGACGAAGGTATTACATATGTAGAAAAAGAAAAATACTCTCTTCGTTTAGATCAAGTTTTAGCATTTGTAATTTCAGCTTTGTAAGTTTTATTTTCGTGTATTTTAATACATGAATTTAATTATAGAATCTTGCTTATCAGAACCTCCTAGTGAAATTTATTGTTTTCGCGATATTACATTGTATGCTCGCACATATATTTTTGATGATATTTTATTAGAATGTCCACCAGGAACGCGCACTGCTTATTGGAATTGGTTAAAGCATTATGGCGCGCATGACTTTATATCTTATCTTGTTCGAAATACTGAAAATGAAACTGGGTATACAATAAAAACGGCCAACGATGCTAATATCACCGTTGACCGTATTGACGTCAGAAATTTAAACGATATTATTCTTCGCCTACAGGCTCTTCGCTAGGCTCTGGAGGAGGTTTATTAGCCTCTTCAAGGGCTGACTTAAACTGTTCCTCAGAGAAACCTTCAACTGCATTTTTAGAGCGGTTAATGGCTTGCGTTTGAAGAAGCTGAATTAACGTATTAACTGGAACGCCAGATAGTAAGTCTACCATGGTAGCGTTTTTTAAGTAATCATTAGCAATGAATGTTACCACTTTTTCCATATCTTCATCAGAAGGAGTATGCGCGTTATCATTTTTTGTTTCAGTTTGTTCTGCTGTTGCTGTTGTCATAATATATTATTGTTGATTAAATTGATTATTATATAATTGTTGATTGTTATTTCTATAAATTTGTTTAGTAAATAAATTATGAAATAATACTTGTTGTTGTAGTGTTCTTATTTCTTTATTTTGCTGATTCACCAATTCATTCTGATCCCATGCAAACCACATCATAAAAAATAAAGCCAATAGTAAACTCACGATAGTTAAATGATCATTCATTAGTATATAGTAATATAATATATTTAAAAGTAAAGTGTTTTTTAATTTAAAATTGTTTATTATAAATTATAATGAATATTATAGAATGCAGAGAGGTTCTGCAGGAATCTATATAGAAACTTTTAGTGTAAATATATTTTAATGTCTAATAAAAAAATAAGTGAAATTCCAGAAATTACAGATAGCGCTTTTTCTGCGTTCGGTCATCAGTATTTTGTGATGGTTGAGAAAGCTGATGGAACGCTTTATAAAATGCTAGCAAATGAGGCTTTGAAACCTGCAGAAAGTTTAAGTGGTTTTGTATTTTTAGATGGACATAAAAAAATTTATACTTTTGGAAGCGATATTTCAACTAATGAAGCTATCACTAATACAGTAAATTTATCTCAACATGGAGTGCCTCAAAACGCAACTATCGCAATTATTTCTGTAAAAATAACTGGAGGTAATTACCCCTCTTACAGCCTTAACTTTAATGGAGTAGATGTAATAAGGTGGCATGGGGTGGGCCACCATTGGACTCAGCAATACACCGTTCCAATCAACAACTCAAAGCTTGAAATAAAACTTTTGGCGAAAAACGTGCAAAACACTATAGAAATTCTTCTTAACGGATATGGCTAATAAAAAAATATCTGATTTACCTCAAATCTCTTCAAATTCTTTTGATGCAGATGAAGATTATCTGCTTGTGCAGAGAAATTTATCGAACGCTCCTACGTTTAGGGCTAATGTTTCTTATACAACTGCAAGCGCTAAATCTTCTAAAAAAATAACACTATTTGACGGGAAGAAAAGCATTTTCTATGACATGCCAAATATTGGCCACGCTTCAAAGACATATAGACCCCCGGCGGAAAATAGGCAAAGAGATGTTTATGATTTAAGTCCATTGGGAGTTCCAAAAACAGCTTCTGCGGCTTATGTTTGTTTTGATCATCACGGCAGTGGTTACCCTGCTTTAGTTTTTAATTATTACAATAATGCAACCACTTCTAAATCTCATAGATTTGAGTATTGGTATAACAGGGGTATAATTAGCAATCACACCTTGTGGATGCCTTTAGACGACGCAAAGCTTCATATTCAATGGGTATGGGTTTATTTTCTTGATGCTGCGTGTAGTTTGTATCTCCACGGTTACGTGTAATGAGTAAAAAAATAGAAGAATTGCCTACCTTAGATCCCGCCGATTATAATCCGGAGGAGGATTTAATCTTAATAGAAAAAAGTACAGGAGGCACTTTCTGTACTACAAGTCAAGCAATTTTTGAATCACAACGCTCTGAACAATCAAGTTTTATCAATTTTTTCAAAACTCCAAAAACTTTAGCTACAATTACTGCAGAAGATGTAGCTAATCAATCAAAACAATATAATGTCCAAAGCTCTGGAGTTCCGCATACGGCGAAATATGTATTAATTCATTTTGTTGAAACCTCAATTCATGCAGATTCAAGCCCAAAATACCTTGTATTCAACGCTGACGCAATAAGTGATAACTTCTATTACAGAAGAACTTATAACCCAAACCCTAAGAAATCTAACAACTCTCCTCATAGGTGGACAGATACTCACTGGTTTCATATACAATCAGATGGAACAATTAAAATTAGCTATCGCGACTGTAGGCATTTTACAATTGACATTGAATTAATTGCTTACTCATAATGCCTTTACCAAAAAAAAATTCCAAAGAAAAAAATAGCGATTTCATGAATCGTTGCATGAGTGACCCGTCCATCAAAAAAGAATTTAAGGAAATAAAACAAAGAGCCGCAGTTTGCTATAGCAAAATAACTCGAAAGAGTAAAAAGTCTTGACTTTATAAATAAAATTTGAGATAATTCTAGTATGAGATACTGGATATTATTTTTAATTAGTTTTAAGCTATTTTCTGCGGAATATACCAATATTCAACATACAGGGGGGTCCAAAAATAGGTTTGATTTAGTTTTTATTGGAGATAGATATTTTGAAAATGAAATGGATAAATATTTTGAGGATGTAAATTATATATGGGAAGCGTTACCTAGGCATTATGCATTCTGGAATCGTTATAAGAATTTTTTCAATGTTCACAGAATTGATATGATTAGTCGTCTTAATCGACCTGAAGATATTAATGATCCATCAAATTCTGCTTTCGGCATAGATTTTAATTTAGGTTATTGGGATGGTTGGAATGATTGGCAAAAATGTTTGCGTATAGCCGCGGAGTTTGGTATTGAAAATGAGACTACTTGTATTTTAACTAATCGAATTTTTAATGTTGGAACAGCGCTAGATAGATCAAGTACGAAACTAATATATTCTGCGCCATGGGCTAGTATAGTAGCTCACGAAATAGGTCATATTCTTGGTATGGCTGGCGATGAATATTCTGGAGAGATTCAAGAATATATGTTTGATTATGCTTTTAATATGGCTCGATCTGATGCCGAGGCTAGGCAAAGGTGGGGTCATTGGATTGGATACAAAGATCCTATTAGTGGATATGAAATAAATCAGCCATACATGAGGGGTGGAACAAATTATTTTGTGCCAACTAAGTCAAATGGTCTAATGCATAATAGTTCAACTGGAGACTTTCATGCAGTTAATAGAGAGCAAATGGTTCTAGAGCTATATAAGAGGGTCTCACCTATAGATAGTCATACCGAAAACAATAAAACAATAAAACCAAATATTATTCTAGAATTAAATGTTGTAGATAAAGACGTAATATCCACAGCGTGGATTATCAATAATAAAATTATATCTACTGCTGAAAGTTTGGATCTCTCTGAATTAGATATAGATGAAAACACTACAGTTTATGGATGTGCATGGGATAACGCTTTGAATTTAGATTATTTATCAAACGACAGAGGTGGGTGGGTAAGAAAAGATGAGCGAGGGCTGCTTTCTCAAATTGTTTCTTGGAAAATATCTAGTATCTCTTCGAATCATTTAGAAGGTGATAATGATCATTTATTGCCTTTATTGCTTCATAACACCTTCAATGATAATTTTTTTAATTCAGATGAGGTAATTACTTTTAGGGGTGGAGATGAAAAAAAATACAACTGGACTGAATTGAGAGAAGAAAAAACTGAGAACGAAAACATCGTGCAACAAGAAACTGTTCAGACTCAACCTGCATCTTATGGTTGGGTTGATGGAGGTTTTTTTGGAATATTTTACCCTCTAGATAATGGCTGGATTTACCACATAGAGCACGAATGGATGTACCTTGCAGCAGACTGGATGTGGATTGAATCTAAACTTGATTGGTTTTGGACTAGAGAGGATTGTTATCCTTATTTTTATTCCAACAATTTAAAGACTTGGATTTTACTTTAACTTTTTTTAGATTTAATTCTTTTAATTTCTTCTGGCAAAATTTTAATCACTTTTTCAGGCTGATTACCCATCATTAATTCTGCGGGAGTAGAGCCATTTAGTCTATCATTCTCTGTTTTTAACCACCTAGTAGATTGATAAGAATTTAAATTTTTGCTTAATATTTCGAGTATAGACTTTTGAGACATATAACATATTACACTTTTTTTTATTAAATTAAATTACAATGTATTTTATATGTTCTTGATTTGGATATTGTTCCAGTAAAACATGCTTACCTGTTTGAGGTTCGAATATATACCATCCTTGTGTTGTGAATACAATATTTAATGCATGTAAACCTCCTGCGGGTATTCCCCCGAATTCTTCTACTTGATCTACGATAACTAAGCCTACAGCAGGCTCTACTTTGTCGTTGCTTTTATAGCTTGATATCGAAAATAATGATTTGTATAGCATTGCAAAATTATCACAATCATGGCTTTCTCCTTGGTCGATCGGTAGTATTCCGTTTTCAAATTTCAACTTTTCAAACCAATTATTAAATTTTTTATATAAGAAAAAATCAACATATCTATATCTTGAATCTAATCTTAGAAATTGTAAGTCTTTGGGGGTATGTATTTTTATATTATTAAACCCTCTTCCGTATGCAAAATGATATGCAAAATCTCTGTTATCTAGAAAAGAATCTCTTTTTTCTTCTGTAGTTGGAATTGATTTTATTTCTTTTAGGTCTGTTTTAATGCAAGAACTTAATAGCCAAGTAGATAATACAACGCCAGAAAATACCGCAAGGCACGATACGCAAAATTTATTTTTCATTGTAGTATAATATACACTGAAATACTGGTGTATATAAATATATGGGTCCTATATTGAATACTATAATTGGAGCAGGAATTAAACTAGCATGTAATTTAATCAATGCGTGGCTCGACCAAAAAAGGCAGGATCAATTAGCTTTAGCTTCAAGAGATGAAAAAATGATGCAAGCTTTAATAGATAGCCAAAATGAAAATTCTAAAGATCCTTTTGTCAAAGTTACAAGAAGAATACTATTTATGAGTATTACATTTACTATGTGTTTTTTAATGATTTATTATGCAATGAATCCTCATATATCATACGATCTAATCGTACCTAAGGGAGATGGATCAAGGTTCGGTTTTTTTGGTTGGATTTTTGGAGCTAAGGATTGGGAGCTAGTAAAAATGACTGGAGGTCTAATGCTAGCATCGTTTATGGATTTATGTTTTATGGTGGTGGGATTTTATGCAATACCGAGTAAAAGAAGATGAATAATTTTATTCTACCTATTTTACTTTTTTTATCTGGTTGTGCATCAAAAAGCAATCAAAATAAAAAACCTACAGAAAGTTTTAATAAGTTAGATCAAAATAGAGATGAAATAATAACTATCGACGAATATAGTAGAGCCATAATAGATAATTACGATTATACTGGCCCTTTATTTTGGTTGGGGGTAATTCTTGGTGTAGTATTTTTTATAAATTTAGTTGTATCATATATTTCAAGAAAATGAATTCAGGTTTAGATATTATAAGCGTGCTGACAGGGTTGGTTTCTGCCGCGACTGCAGTTTTAGGTGTCTGGTTAAAGATTAAATATGACGAAAATAAAAACAAGCAATTAAATTATGATCCGCAATTACATGGAAATGTAGTAACTGCTTTAGAGTTTATATTGCAAGAAACTGAAGCTGATAGATCTTACGTTTTAGAATTTCACAACGGAGAACATTATTTTTCGGGCAGAAGTCAGCAAAAATTAAGTTGTACATACGAGATAGTGAGCGAAGGTATTTCAGTTGAGTCTCAAAATATTCAAAATATAAGAGTTTCTAATTTTCACGGGCTAGTTAAATCAATATCACAAGATCAAACTTTTGCTTGCAGAAATGTTGACCGATATGATGACGATATGTCTTTTAGGGCTTTTATGCAAAGCAAAGGGGTTAAAAGTATGTTTGCTCGACCAATAAAAACCTTAAATGGAAAAATTATAGGAATTATAATTCTCGAATATGTGAAAGAACCTAGGCGATGGAGTGATGATGCAGAAGAGTTTTTAAAGAAACAGTCTCGAATAATAAGTGGTTATTTGATATAATTATTTTTTTTATTATAATAAATTAATATGGCTTTTTCTTACTGTCCTCATTGTGGGTTTAAAAATATGTATTCTATGCAAGCGCCAAAATTTTGTGGTGGTTGTGGAGAAAGTTTGAGTATATTGTCTGCTGCAAAAACTCAAAAATCTATTTCACGCAAACAGGTTTCTCCCCAAAGAAATCAAGTGGTTGATGATCCTGACGGAGTTGACATTTACGAAGTGCCTCACATTTCAAAATTGTCGTATAGTATAGAAACAGATAAAAACAAATTCGATTTAAAAGATTTAGTTCCATTGGAAGCTCTTGAGGAATTTAATGAAGATGAGGGAAAGTCAACTGTAAAAAAACAAGCAACAAAAAAGAAGCGTGGAAGACCAGCAAAGCGATAGTTTTTCATACGAGGACAAAGCTGAAGAGATTGACATAGAGATTAAAAAAAGAAGAGGCAAGTGGTTTTTAGATTCTCTTGCTTGGTTCGACTTTGAAGATGTAGAGCAAATTATAAAAGCTCATATTTATAAAAAATGGCACCAATGGGATCAACGAAGGTCTTTGAAGCCGTGGGTTAACAAAATTATAACTAATCAAATGAAAAACATCTTGCGCAATAACTATAGTAACTTCGTTAGACCTTGTTTGAATTGCCCATTTAACCAATCAGGCCCCGCTCAAGATGGTTGTAGTCATTCTCTATGCGGTTTCACAAAAAGCGGGCTGCAAGACTCGACTTGTCCATTGTACGCAAAATGGGAACGAACAAAAAAATCTGCTTATGGAATTAAAATGGCTTTAGCTTTAGAAAACCATAGCCACGAAGTTGGGCAAATGCAAGACGGAAGCTTTGATATACAACAGTGTCAGGATAAATTAAATGAGTATATGAAAAAAGATTTATCCGAAAAACAGTTTACCGTATACAAATTACTTTTCATTGATCATAAAAGTGAAGAAGAGGTTGCTAAAAAAATGGGTTATAAGACTTCCGAAAAAGGGAGAAAAGCGGGATACAAGCAAATTAAAAATCTTAAAAAAATATTTAAACAAAAAGCGCAAGAAATACTTGAAAAAGAAGATATTATTCCGGTAAAAAGTGTGATGCTATGGAGTTAACTGATTCTCAGAAACAATTAATAATAGAAAATTCAAAAAAGATCTCAGATCTTACGGAGCTAACTAGGCTTGCATTCCCTGATTGTGATAAAATTGATGGAAGAAGTAAGCAGGGAAGAGCTGTGAGGGCTTTCTTAGCTCAACAAGAAATTGAATACGAGACAAGGCATCCTGAGGTCAAGCCCCCTATAGATTTAACCTTAGAGCAAAAACAATTTATTGATAATTCTATTAACGAAGGAATGACCTGCATGCAGGTCGCTTCAGTTTTGTTTCCTAATATGCGGGTCACTCATACAACAAAAGAATATCTGGCAGTATTTGAATATGTCGACGAAAATCAAAATTTAGAAACGCCAGCCACAGAGAACGCGATAAATAAAAAATATTCTCCTCCTAAAGCCCCAAGTAAAATAATTAAAAAAATAAATGATTATTGCCAAAAAGAAATCCAAGAAGATAAACTTAGCGTAACAGAAAAAAAAGGTGTTGAGGCATTGGGGTCTTTTCTTGGTTCTCCTAGATTTGTTCAGGTTATTAATACGTACGACAGCCAAGCAGATAGAGATCTATTTGAAGCGGAATTTGTTCGCGCAACATGGGATAAGCCAGATTTAACTAGCGATGAAATTAATTTATATATTAATGTATGTATGGATTATATACATCTCAAAAATATTCAAAGCGCAATTAATAAATTAAACAGAATGTTCGATGAGGCGGAAGATCAACAGGATTTAACTGTTAGATTAGCAGAGTTATTGAAAACAAAAAGCGAAGAATATAATCAATGCGAAAAAAGAATGGAATCATTGATCCAAAAACTTCAAGGAGATAGATCAAAAAGAATATCAAGTCATCAAAGGCAGAACGCAAACATTTTAGCTCTTGTTCAATTATTTCAAGAAGAGGAGGAAAGGAAAGTTATGGTCAAAATTGCACAATTACAGAAGAAGGCAGCAAAAGAAGAGGCTGACAACCTAGAGTCAATGCCTGATTGGAAAGCTAGAGTGTTAGGAATATCTAAAGAGGATGTAATATGAATATAAATTTAGAGGATCAAGTTTTTTCTAGCAATATAGTCGAAAAAAGCGAAAGTAAATTTAACGGCCTTAACGCTTTAGGTTTTGCTTGGAGGCCTGGTGAGGATCAATTCTCTATAAACATTAAATCTTGTACGATTGACGGAACAGGGGTTGCTGAAGGCTTAAAATTGTCTTTCTGCAGAAACGTAAAAGTCGTAGACTCTACCATTATTGGCGGATATGAAGATTGTGTCGATATGGTTCGCGGAGAAAATATAACTTTTGAAAATTGTACTTTTATAGCTAAAAATGGAACCAAGCAACATATAACCTGCAAAGGAGGCGCAAAAAATGTATCATTTAAAGACTGTAAATTCATAGGTTCTTTTAGAAACTGGTGGGACGGAGCTTGTATAGATTTGGGAAATTGGGGAGACTACGACGATGTAGTTAGACCTAAGGTTAGAAATATATCTATTACTAATTGCTCAATGGAAAATGTTTCATTTCCAATTTTATACAGACGTTTATATTCAGAGACTCCAAAAGTCGAATCTTCTTTTGGTTTAGGTTTTCGTGTTCCAACCTTATTCGTGAAAACATTTTGGTTCCTACAGAGAAAAGAGTTAATTGGTAAACGTAGAAGATTTGCCGATGATCAGTTAAAAGTTTACGATTTTGAATTATGAACATATGTAAAATATGTGGTGCAGAATTTACTTCAGAAAGAAGCCTGCACGCTCATTTGAAAACTCATAAAATTATGCTTGCAGAATATTATACCAAGTATTATCCGCGATACAATCTATATAACGGAGACCCTTTACCGTTTAAAAAGAAAGACGAATACTTCTCTAAAGACTTTTCTACTCATTCTCAATTATTAAAATGGTGCGCAAGAGAACCAGCCGACATTGTAAAGCCGTATATTCTGGAATTATTAAAAAGAAGGATTGAGCAAAAACAATTAAATTTTGGTCCATCATATTTAGAATTGAAATTACATGAATTACCAACTATAGAAATATACAAAAAACATTTTGGGTCGTATACAGCTGCTTGCAAGGAAGCTAATGTTAAACCTATGTTTAGCTCTCCTTTACCTAAAGCATGGGGGAACAGAATCGAAGATGTCGAGATATTCATTGATACACGAGAACAGCAACCTCTAGCATTCCCTAGATCCCAGTCCCTGAAATTGGATTTTGGAGATTATGCTGTAGGGCAGGATCACTATGATTATACTTATGTAGATCGCAAAGGAGAGCAAGACTTTAAGTCTACATTAAGTAAAAATAATTTAGATAGATTTGAGTATGAATTGCAAAGAACAAAAGAATTTGATAGTTATTTGTTTATTGTTACAGAAAGTCCAATTTGGCAAATAGAAAAAAATAATAGATGGGGCGCACATAAATCAAATTTAAAATATGTATATCATAACATGAGGGTACTTAATCATAAATTTTCAGGGCATTGCCAATTTATATTTACGAAAAATAGAGAGCATAGTCAAAAAATTATTCCTAAGTTATTAGTATTAGGTAGAAAACTTTGGAATGTAGATTTGCAATATTACATAGATAAGGATATTGTATAATGGCTTGGGAAACAGGAAAACAGTTATCTAGAAAAAGCGAAGAAGACTTCAATGAAAAGCTTTTAAAAATTGAAGGTTTTTTAGAAGAGAAGGAAGCTAAGCTTTTACTTTATCAATTCCTAAGAGAAAACATTACGTTTACTGCAGATTTAGTTAGTGGAGTCAAATTATTCCCTTTTCAGCATATGGCGATCAAGGCTATGTTTGAAACTGATTATTTTATGGGAGTATGGTCTCGGGGAATGAGTAAATCATTTACTACTGCAATATATGCTTATCTCGACGCGATATTAAATCAAGGTGTTGAGATTGGTATACTTTCTAAATCTTTTCGCCAAGCGAAAATGATATTTAAGAAAATTGAAGATATTGCATCGAAGCCTGGCGCTACATATTTGTCTCAATGCATAACTCATAAATCAAAAAGCAATGATGAGTGGTTGCTTGAAATTGGTTCTAGCCGCATAAGAGCTCTGCCGCTTGGTGATGGTGAAAAACTACGGGGTTTTCGTTTCCATAGAATTATTATCGACGAGTTTGCTCTTATGCCTGAAAGAATTTATAATGAGGTTATTATACCTTTCCTTAGTGTTGTTGAAAATCCGACACAAAGAGAAGAGTTGTATAATTTAGAGACAGATTTGATAGATAAGGGGGAGATGACTGAAGATGACAGGCATATCTGGCCAAATAATAAATTGATCGCATTATCTTCTGCAAGTTATAAGTTTGAATATATGTATAAAGCATACGAACAATTTGAAGAGCTTATTATGAAGGGGGGAGATAAGCATTCTGATGCGCATAGGATCATTATGCAATTCAGTTACGACTGCGCTCCAAAACAGCTATATGATAAAAATTTGATAGAGCAAGCGAAGTCTACAATGAGCCAAAGTCAATTCGACAGAGAGTTTGGTTCTATATTTACAGATGACAGTAGCGGATATTTTAAAACTTCTAAAATGGCAGCATGCACTTTGCAAGATGGAGAGAGACCTAATGTTGAAGTTTGTGGAGAAGTCGGAGAAAAGTATATACTGGCATTTGATCCGAGTTGGGCAGAGAGTGAGAGTAGTGACGACTTTGCAATGATGGTATTAAAATTAAATGACGATAAAAAAATTGGCACTGTAGTTCATAGCTATGCATTATCTGGAACAAACTTAAAACAACATATATTTTATTTTTATTATTTACTAACTCATTTTAATATTGTATCTATTGTGGGAGATTATAATGGAGGAGTTCAGTTTATAAATGCATGCAATGAAAGTAGTTTATTTAAAAAGAATAAAATTAACATTGGATGTTTGAATACTAATTTTGATGATCTTGAACATTATCAACAAAAGCTTCTTGAAGGTAAAAGAGAATATAATCTTGAAACAAGGCATATTTGTTATTTAAGAAAGCCAACAAGCCAGTGGATAAGATTAGCTAATGAATTACTTCAAGCTAATTTTGATCACAGAAGGATATATTTTGCATCTCGCGCAATCGACGATTCATATAACGAGCAAAGAAAAAAGAAAATACCAATACAAGATTTAAAATTTTTAAGAACTTCACAAAGTTTAGAAAGGCAGACTAACGCTGCAAAGATGATTGATTTCGTAGAACATCAATTTGATATGATTAATTTAATTAAAGCTCAGTGCGCTTTAATTCAGATAACTACTTCAGCGGGAGGAACTCAAACCTTCGATCTACCTCCGAATTTAAAAAGGCAGACTGGCCCAGAAAAAGCAAGAAAAGATTCATATTCTGCATTAGTCCTTGGAAATTGGATGATTAAATTATATTATGATATGATGAATGTTCAAGTAAAAAATGTAAATTATACCTTTACTCCCATGTTTATAAACTGAGTGTAACACTTTGCAAATGTCATTACCATATAAATATACAACAACATTCGATAATGTTATTATTGCTTCTAATGAGTTAGAACATTCTAATATTAGTGAGGCATCGCTTGAGTCATTAAGACCTTTAATTCCAAAAAATATAAATCTTGAAAGAAACATTGATTTATTAGGGGTGGCTTTTAATGCAGCGGTGGTAAATAAATTTAATAAAAATGGAGACGGGATAGACAGCGAAACCGCAGTATCGGTTAAAGACTATTTCGTTCACAAACCAACGAACATAGAACACGATAGAGATAAAATCGTAGGGCATATTGTTTCTGCCGGTTTTTCTAGATATGGAGATTCTTCAGAATTAATGAATGACGATGAAGCTTTAATCGAAGATAAGGCTTATAATATAGCTCTTGCGGCAGTAGTTTATCGAACAGCCAGTAAAGAATTTGCAGACTTAGTTGAAAATTCTACAGATGAATCTAGCGATTATTTCCAGACTGTTTCTGCTAGCTGGGAAGTTGGGTTTAATGATTATGTAATATCTGTAGGTGGGGATGATTTATATGAATCTTCTATTATATCTGATCCAGATGAAGTCAAGGCTTACTCTCCATATTTAAAATCTTTAGGAGGAAAAGGAATGCTGCAAGATGGCAGAAAGGTAAACCGATTGATTGTGGGAGATATTTATCCGCTAGGAATAGGTTTCACTTCTAACCCAGCTGCAGACGTAAAAGGTTTAGTTGCTGAAAACCGCAAAACCCAAGAGGAGAAGCCCAATAGAAACGAACCAATTGATAAGATCATTATTAAAAGCAAAAAAATTTCCCATTCTTCTGAAGAAAATGTACTAAACAAAGAACCCAATAATAATACTATTATGGATAAAGATCAAATAATTAACGAATTCCGAGCAGCTTTAGATGAAAAGCTTGGCAACCAAGATTTCTCTGAAGAAAGCGTCGCTAGCATTTCCAAAGTGTTTATCGAAGCTATTCGCGAGAAAGGCGAGCAGTATGTCGCCGATCTTGAAAAAGCTAAAGCTGAAAAAGAAGAGGCTGTTCAGGCTCAAAATTCTCTTCAAGAAAAAATGAATGAAGTAGAGAATCAACTTAACGCAACCAAAGAAAAACTTTCCGCTCTTGAAGAAGAAAATTCTGCCAGAGAGGCAGAAGTAAGATTCAATGCAAGAATGGAAGCTCTTAATGAAGTTTACGAACTTGACGAAGAGGATTCTAAAATTGTTGCATCTGAGCTTTCGGATCTCGACTCAACAGATGATAGCTTTGCAGCTTATCAAGAAAAATTGGCTAAAATTTGGAAGCATAAGAATAAAGAAGTTATCGCTGCCGAACAAAAAGCTTTTGAAGATAAAGTAGCTCAAGAAGTTCAAAAAAGACTTTCTGAAGCTCAAGCTGATACAGAAGAAACTTCAGAAGAGGTTGTTGAAGTATCTGAGGCGTCAAGCACTGAAGAAACTGACGAAACCGATGAGGTTTCTGAGGCTTTGGAAAATCTTGAAGTTGAAGAAGCTGCAGTTATAAACAATAATGAAAGTTCATCCGAAGGCGATTCTCTTAAAGAACGTTTCGCAAAAACTTTTAAACAATCAGTAAAAATTTCATACTAATACAGAAAGAAAAAAATTATGGCAAAAAGAATACTACCATACCGAGACTACAGTGAACATGACGTTGTCAATTTGTTCGCCCTCAATGTTAGCGGCAAAACTCTTTCGAGTTTTGTTTCTGGCGGAACTGGCGACTTTGACTCTGGCGTTGTTGTTTCTGTAAGCGCGGGAGCTCTACCTGGTGAGGTTTCCGAATTGCGTGCATCAACACCTGATAATCTTCGTGATTATTTAGGCGCTAGTTTTGATGGAGCGCATATTGGATTCAACGGATACCCCGCTAATACAGGTATGACTGTTGCTCCTGCTGCTGCTGGCGGTCGTGGACTTGGAATCACTCTTCGTGAGACCTTGGCTTTCGACGAGAATGGAGAAAAATTACTCTATTATAAACAAAAACTTGACGAAGCTCAAGCAGTTCTTCCAGGTCAAACAGTTCCTGTTCTGACTCGAGGATTAGTTCTTCTTGCTGCTAGCGCAATTGACGGAGCTCCATCTGTTGGAGACGATCTTGAGATTAAATCTGGCGGTAAATTAGGAACACAAGGTTCTGGCACAGCAGTAGGTTCTGTAATCGCTGTCGGCGAAGAAAGCGATGATTCATCTGCAAAGAAATATCTCTGCAAAGTCAGCTTCTAAGAAAGGAATTAAAAAATAATGAAAATTACTTTAGAAAGAACACCCGAGCAAGTCGAGCTTATCAAAGCTATGGCTTCGAAAAACAGAGACGTTGCTTACGAAGCTCAAACTGCTTTGGCTGAATTTATTGGTCCAGTCTTGGCAGAAGTTGTTAATGCAGCTCCTACAGTGAGTAATATGTTTACCTCTCTTCAGTTCAATAGTGATGAAAGCCCAAGTATTCCCTTGGATCTCTATCACGACATCACTGATGAAGACTATATTCAAGTTTGGAGTCAATCAGTCGCTGGCGGACTTCCTACTAATCAAGTTGCACCTTCACAAAGCGAGCTTAAGTTCACAACTTATACTCTCGATAGTGCGTTGAGTTTCGATAAGCGTTATGCTTCCCGCTCAAGACTTGATGTTGTTAGTAAAACATTTACTCGTATGGCGCAAGAAGTCCTTCTTAAACAAGAAAAAACTTCTGCAACCATGATAATGACTGCATTAGCAAACGCCGAAACAAACGGAGAGAAACATGTTATCCGTTCTGCTCAAGCAAACCGTTTCTTGCTTTCAGATCTTAATAAGCTTTTCACAAAAGCGAAAAGAATTAATACTGCATGGACCGGAGGAACTCCTGCTGATCGCCGCGGACGCGGAATTACAGATCTTCTTGTTTCTCCTGAAATCGTAGAAGAAATTCGTGGCTTAGCTTACAATCCGATCAACACTAAAGGTGAAAACACTGATATTGCTGGAACAGACAGCATGCGTGATGCCATCTTTAATAGCGCTGGTATTCCTGAATTCTATGGCGTATCTATCCAAGAGTATAATGAAATGGGTGATGGTCAAAAATGGAATACTACATTCGACGTTGCTGCAGATAACACTTCTTATGATGACCACTATGCTGTTGCGGCAAGTAAATCAACATTTGATGGTGCTTCTGAGCAAGTTCTTGTTGGTGTAGACCTTAGTCGTGAATCTATGATTCGTGCAGTCGCTACAGATTCCGAGTCCGGAGACGAGTTTTCTCTCGTAGCCGACGATCAATTCGTAACTCGTCAGTCTAAGATTGGTTATTATGGTTCTCTTGAAGAAGGCCGTATGATCATCGATGATCGCGTGTTGCTTGGTCTTATCGTTTAATTTTAACTAAAATTACCGTTTTATAAAAGTCCACCTCAGGCAACTGGGGTGGATTTTTTATTTAATTTATTTATAATAAATGTGTATTAATACATAAAGGTAAAAGGTAAAATTATGGCAAATAAAAAAACAACATCGAGCAAGTCTAGCGCTTCTAAAAAAACGAAG